GAATCAACATTAGCACGAACATTCATATTTATATTTTTACCATCCTTAACCACTTCATTTACCGCGTCGGCTTTGCCCTGCTCATAAAAGAACTTAGCGTATACCTGAGGGTTCATTGCCATGTTTAAAGCAGTATGATACTGTTTCGCATCTTTCAGGACGCCTTTTTCGTCCACAAAACGTGAAATAAAATTGTTTAGGTCAGATTGAGCCTTTACAACCTCATTCACATCTTTTGGCTTATAACGTAGCGACTTTTCACCGACATTAAATTCGAAACCTTCGAAATTATCAGTAAACAGCTCAGACGTTTTTTGCTCAAAAACCTTTCTTTGATTTTGAACAATTTCTTGCTCCCTAGTTGAATCATCATTATATTGCTTATAAAACTCAACAGCTTTTTTAACGTCTTCGGGAAGAGCCTCGCTACTTGACTCAAGTGGGGCTTTGTACTTATCCCGCATCTGCTCAAAATACTGTTTTGCTTTGTGCAATTCTTGTTTTTTCTCAAGGCTTTTTCGCTTAACATCTTTGTCAGTATCGACATTTTCGTCAATACTAAACTTGTCCTCAATTATATAATTAATATCAGACTCGTCAAGCTCTGGATTAGACTGTCGATAATATTCGCGCAACAATACTGATTCTTCGTACTCGCTTACATCTTCGTTAGCTTTTACAAAGTCTTTAAGACCACGCTTGGTCTCCTGCTTGTATTGCAAATACTTCTCAACTTCCTCCGGAAGCGCTTGAGGGGTATTCTTATTTGAAAGAACGTTGTCTAAATCATTTACACTGATTTTATATTTGTCAGTGAGGTACTGATTTATAATTTCTTCTTTATTGGGCTCTACAGACTTTTCGTCTTTTTCGCCCACTTCTTGCAATTCCACTTGGGCTTCTTGCCCTGCTTCTTGGCCTTGCTCGCTATCGCGTAACACGCCTTCATTTGTTTCTTGTTCTTGAACGGCATCTTCTACGACTTCTTGTTTCTCAATATCTTCTTTAGCCACAGGTGGCTTTGATAAGTCGACTTTGAAGTCAACTTGCTCGTTTACATTACTCATAATGAATTAGATTTAAATTATTATTGCAAAATTATGTAAAAATATTACATGTTTCTTTGACCCATCATTGCCTGAATATTTTGCATCAAGCTGCCAGTGTCATCAGCCCCCTCAAAATTAGTAGGAGGTAAATCTTTTTGTCTTTGCTCAATCATTGTGCTTTGCTGCGTCGCCTGTTTTTTAGTTCTTTCATCCTTACGATCTTCTTTGTAAGCTTCACGAGATTGGAACACTTGAGACTCCATTTGCTTTAGCTCCATATCAAATTGATGCTTCATTTGTAATAGCTCAGCATCGATTTCTTTTTTAGCTTGCATTTTTTGCATCTCCAATTGAGCACGCATTTGTTCAAGTTGAGCACTAGCTTGATTTTTAAACTGCTCTTCTTGCATTCTTGATTGAGATGCAGATTGAGCACTTTGCTGATTAGCCTGCGTTTGCATTTGAATAGTTTTTTGCTGCTTTTCAAGATCAAGTTTTTCTTTCTTGTTCTTGCGAATTTTAAGCATGCTATTGGCTAACGTAACATTATTGATACTTCTAATATCGATAGCATCCTCCAATCCAATTTGACCAGACTGAATAGATTGCTGAATATTTTGCTCCAATAATTGTCTTTGCTCTTCGTCTGGCTCAATTTCAATAAAAATGCCAAAGTCATGCAAATGCAAAGTCATAATGTCTTTAATGACATCAAAATTATTTTTACCAATCATCTTAGCAAAATCCATGGAGAAATCAGAATACTCTAAGATATCAGATATACGATATGATAATGCCTCAGCTAATTTTTGCGTCATGAATATTCCAGATAAAACAACGTGTCTTGTGGCGGTATTACTATTTAAGGCCGCTAGCTTCTGCACGCCGACTAATGCGTATTGATCTGGAGAACTTCCATCTCTAGCTTCATTAATACCTGTAACAGCTCTAATCATATTGAGCTGATAATTATACATATTAATCAAACTAGATATCTTGGCATTCGATCCGCTACTAGTAAGTTCCTGAATAGGCACTCTAGCATTATTAAAATCACCATCTTCAGTATAACTACGTCCAATAACACTACCTGTTTGAAAATACATAGATAGCGCCTCAGATGGATTATATGAAGCTCCATTACCAAGGTCTACACTATTGAGTCCGTCTGCGTCAATAAACACTCCATCAGGAATCATTTTACTGACTACTTGCTGTAACTTCAAATGCGTTAATTGTATTTGGTCTGCAAAAGGAATCATTCTTTTAACCAAAGAATCAATATTTCCTTTCGACATTTTTATAGCCGATACAATATATGGAGGAATAGTTTTTTGGAAAGCAGACTTTGGTCGAACCATATTTGTCATCAGCTCCCATTGTAATAAATGATTTGTTCCCAAAACAAGAACTCCCTCATACCATACATCAATACGGCGAGAAACTCGTTCAAATCTGGCTTGTTGTGATTTAGGAGGATTAAAGGAAGAATCTTTTTTTAATGGCTTTTCTCCTCCATTTTCGTTTTTCTTTACCTTGTAAACAACCTCTCGGTCTGTTTTATAGCAAAAATATAATAAAGAAACATTTGCCTTGTCTAGTCCACTAGTGCTTTGTAAATTTTGTGTGCTGCGATATCCATCAAAACGACTAGCTAATTTTGTTATTTGCTCAATTTCTTCTTGAGTCAAATCAGGATTAATTTTTTTTATCTCAGTAGCATGTACAGATTTAACCTCTCCAAAATAATAACAATCTCTAAAATTAGGGTCCTCTGTTTGAGAGTATACAAAATTAACGGGATCAACATATTCAATTTTAATTCCGTCATGAACATCAAAAGAATGTTTTAACGCAGAAATTCCAAGAACAACATTATCCTCGTCAATACGACGTTTAAGCTCGTCATAATCATTTAGCTCCAATATCGTTTTAATTGCCGTCTCTTCTGCAACCTCAACGCCTTGCTTGTAATTTAATTTCATGTACAAAGCCAACTCTTCATCAGTTTCTGGTAGCTGGTCTTCAGGGAAATTAAATGCATCAACGCCAGTTTCTTGTTTTATTTTAGATAAAACTGGCCTAGCAACCATATCTGCTTCCATCTCGCGCTTATCCATTTCACGCTTGTAGGATGAAATATCATCAACAGCCTGTACTTTTACATCTAACAATCTGTTAGATATGCCGTTAACAACAACATCTACAAACTTTGGAATAATTGGAACAGGAGTCCAATCTAAATTAAGATACGACAAATCGCCATTTACGGCTAGTTCGTTTTTGTACTTTTCTACTGGCTGCTCTCCTCTGGCATATAAACGTCTGTTCAAAAACTCAGAACGTATCTCACCATACATGCTGCTTCCGTAGTCCCTAGAGAACCACTCAGACTCAATAGCAAGACCAACACGGAGACCATACTCATAGGTGTCCTTCTCTTGGTCTGGAACAAATTGATTAGGAAAACCACTACCCGAATTGAATCTTGGCTTATTTATCATGTTTACTTAATAATTTCACTAACAAAACCTTTGTTACTGTATTTTGCAAAGTTAAGATTTATTTGATTACGTTTTTCTTCAACCCTCCCGCGTGTAGCGTGATTAGCCATAATTGCAAAGCCAGAGCTAACGGTAGCATCAAATCGAGTACGATTGTTGATATCATAGTTGGCCCAGTCTAACAATGTACGATTAAAAAACATATTCCCACACGAACCAAAATCAGAATGATTTTCATCATTTATTACTCCTACGTGCTGTTGTATGTAGCTTTCAATATGCTCTGCGTGCACAGAAATTACAGCTTGTGATGAAGGAATTCCTCCTAACTCACGTTCTGCCTTAGACAATATGTTTTTGTGCTTATCTGGACGATTCATAGAAAATCCTCTATAACCACGATCTTTTAAATAATACAATAACCTTGGCTTGTTGTTTTCTACTAGTATTGGCATTCCATAAAAATGCAAAGCCATAAGTACATCCTCATAAAATATTTCTGCTGTTTGGGGTCTTGATATGTATTCTAAAAAAAACATATTTGTAGGAGCGTCTTCCATATGGAACTTAGTCATTCCATGCAAAGAGCCCTTAGATCCACCTCCTCCAACTGTTCCAGATATATCGTAGCTATCGCAGCCAAACGAACCTATATGCTTATTGCCCGGATATTTTTTCCCATTAATAACCTCCACATTATTCATTAGTTTTGCACTAGGAATCCAGGACAGGAAAAATCGACCTTTG